AGCGTAATCAAACTTATCAAAAATACCAATGTCATGATCACCATGCTCCATGACCCATCCCATATCTGTAGTTACACCAGATAGAGAACCATGATATAGAGCAATGTTAATCTTCCCTAGATCAGTTGGATCGGTCCAATTTGTTTCATCAAATACACTCAATACATTCAACGTAATATCTTTATCAAGCGAAGTCTCTCCAGACTTCTTGAGAAGATGAAGATTTGGAAGATTAAGAGCATCAACGATTGGAGTAAGAGCATCCTGCCTATTATTATTCTTTAGGTTACCATCGTGATTACCAAGAATAATATAGGTCGGAGCTATGCTAGCTAAGTTACGGAAAAAGTCAGAACACATCTCAACAAACTCTGGGGAGATTTGTGTCTTCGTATGAGCAATGTCTCCGCAATGCACAATGTAATCTACTTTCTTCTCTGTAAGAATTTCATACAAGTGTGAGAAAGCATTACGGTATTCTTCATGATATTTGAGATTACGAATATGTGTATCCGCAATATGAGCAATCCTTACCATTTATACTCCTATTTTAAAACGACAATTCAATCTTTCGTCTCTGCCAATAGTTGATATCAACTAGCTTGGCATTTTTCTTTCTCTCTGCAAATTCTTGCTTCGACATCTCGCCAACATCTGAGAAGGGACTGATGTCGACTTTATAGAGTTCTATATCATAGTCTAGGAATTGTTTAATAATATCTAAAGCTCTCTTCTCTGCATCTAGATCAAGAGCTAGATAAACTGGCGTATCGTGCTCGACGACTCTATTAACCAACAAGGAGCCTTCTCTCAGAGTTGTTCCAAGGATAGGTACAGCGTTCCCAGCCACGATTGCGTCAAACACACCTTCGACTATTGTAAGATCATCATCCCAATCAACATAAAGTTCATTAAAGATAATATCTCTGCTAGCCTGAGGAGCTAGATACTTTCTCCATTCGCCCGTATATGACCGTCCAATAAAGTAGTCCAGATCACCGTTTAGATTGAACGATGGGACAATGATGCGACCAGCGTAGTCTCCGGAAGAGCAAAACCCTATCTTCCACTTTAAGATATCCTGCTTGGATACTCCACGCTTATGAAGAAAATTCAAAGCAGGAGAAGCCGTTACTGGAAGATTCTTCGAAGCAAGAGATACAAACTCAGCCGGTAGATCAACAAGCTTCTTTTCTACCTCATCTGCCCCAAATAGCTTCTGCACCATCAAAGCATCGAATGATGAAATCTCTGTCTTTCCCGACAAACGATCCCATGATTTTAGATGCGAGAAGGTGCCATGCGAACGCACAACTCTACGAATACTGGCTCCGTGATAATCGCACACCCAACACTTGAACTTATCCTTCTCAATATTGATTGAGAGTTTGTTCTTGTGGTGATTACACTTGGGACAGCGATAAAGACGCTCAGAGCCAGACTTGAAAGATTCACCAAGAATCTCTCCTAAGATATTTACCTTTTCTTTGAACTCCACTTTAGACCAGCTTTTGCTACAACTAGGCTATCTGCACGATCGTATGCTTGAATAGCCGTAATGAAATGTGGAGTTAAACCAAAAACTTCCCACACAATCCAAGATACGATTCCATTGAATCTAGCTAGCGTTAAAATCGTCTGAGCTGTTGATTTGCCCCTACTTATCCAGAGAGGAGACTCGATATAAATCTCTTCTATTTTAAATTTTGATTTAAGTTCAAGGAGATAACTCTTTACCTTATCAGCCTTAGAGAATATATCCATATCCTTCTTTTTGCTTTGACTGTTCAACTTCCAAGCTTCGCAGTAGAGTATCTTATCATCCATGCTCAATACTGTAGCGCCAGTTATTGAAGTTGATATATCTAAGCCTAATATCATATTAAAAATCCAATTTTAGTTTAAAAGTAAATTCACGATCTTCTGTCTTTAATATCGGCTTAGCCAATTTTGCGATCGCAATGAGGTTTCTATTTTCATCGTAGATACCTATCTTAGATATCCAAGTCTGCTTAGCAAATTCCGGAGTTGGATCCGCATAAGGAGAATATACAGTATTTTTTATTTCAATATTCTCACTTTCATAAAAGCCACGCTCTGAATTCCACGATATCATTTTATCACTTTGACCATGTTTCTTGTAAGTAGGATTATTAGAATGGTTTAATTCGCCACGTTTAGCATGAGCAAGCATTGTCAAGATGGGAATATTTGTAGTTCCATTGAACTTTATATAGAAACTTGAATTGATGACAGAGGTAGGAGTATCTTCTAATCCATAAGGATCTTCTGGCACGCCTTGCTCGTCGACATATCCTTGGGTGCCCCAATAAATCCACTTAGGATAGTCAAGTTGCATGTCCTCCCCTCCTTCTATAACATTGATTTCCGGGAAGGGACAATACTTATATCGCTCCTTGTAGAGCGATGACAATTCCCACTCTCCCGTCAATATTATAAATCCTTCATTATAGAGAACAATTCCTGCTACTTTCCCTAAATCTTCTTCTTTTCCTTGAGTTTGAATTAATTCACCATTTTTATTTACGTCTTCTATGGCTGCAACTACTTTGCCACGTATACGATATTCAAGTTTAACGCTTCCTTTGTCGATATAAGAACCAAAGAATATTGAAGGTATACTTATCAACGCAAGACGATCTTGCATCATATCATGGTATTCTGACTTAAAAGCGAAGTGAGGGCTTATTGTCTTATAACGATTAAGAATATTCCGAAGAGCTAATATTCTTCGCCTCTCTTTGCCACATATATCATAAAATTGATCTTGCGGACTTACATATCTTTCAATAGCTATTGAACTAGCTAAAGGATATTTTCCTCTTATCTCATCGCCATATTCAAAACCTTGAAACTCTTCAGTTGATATGGTTTTAAAAGATAAATTAGTACTAGCTCTTGTAATAAAAGGATAAATTAATTCGTTATCTCTTCTATTAATATTAATCTCATAAAGGCTCAAATATCCCGATGGGACATGCTTAACATCATATCCCTCACTTTTCTCTTCTGCTTCACCATTGTAATAAATCTTCCTATTATGTATGAAAAACTCTATTTTTGGATGTGTCTCTAATACATTATGAAAAATATCATTTTCATTGAATTCATAATAAGGCATGATAAACCTCTATTAGTAATCTAGTCTAACTCTTAATACCATTTCATTTGTAGGATCTTTTCTCAATACTTCAGAAAGCTTAGCCACTGCGAGCAGCTCATTGTCTGACGAATATAAGCCAACAGAAGAGATATATGAAATAGGAGCGTCTTCAGTGCTATCTTTAACTCTTATTTTACTATCCTTTAAATATGTCGGATTGGAGCTATAATTAAAATCATTATGATTAATTCTACAGAAATAAATAGTCGAATTAAGTTCAGTTGTATTATTGAAAGCAAGTCTTGCCATTCTTCTTCTTAAAGCCGTACAAGATGTTGGGATGTCTAAATCACTAGCCATATCCTCTACTTTATATTCTACATCATCTTCTGAAATATGCATTATGGGAGATTCATCTTCTCCGTCTACAAATTGCGGAATTTTGCCATTAGGAGTTACTGTTGAATATTTCTGGAACAGGTTGGGTGAAAGAACAATCACACCTGCTTGATAATAAATAAGGCCGCATCTTTCATCTATCTCTGGTAGAGAAGAATATAGTTGAGTGTCTTGTAAATTCCCTTCTGAATCAAAAGTATTAAGTTCTCTACATCTCAAGATTCCATAATCTCCAGCTGGTGAGTTTACTCTATAACTATAATCGTTATCCAATCCTTCGTCTGAGATATATAGAAGTCTCCTTAACGCAAGTGGATCTTCCGGATCATATGTCTCCTTACCTACATCTAGGTGAATAAAGCATGATCCTTTCTTTATTTCATCCTTATTTAAGAGTCTGGCGACACTGATGACATAAACTTCATCAAATTTATCGCCTCCTTGCAATATATTTCCATCCTCATCAAATTTTAATATATTTCCAACAGTATCATGACCTACAAGTACTTGTGCCATTTGATTATATATTCTTGCTTTCTTGAGAGATGAAACGTTTGATCCATCATAATATTCTGAATCAGAAGATAGCCCAAAAGTTAAATCAAATATATGATTGGCAGAAGAACTTAAATAAGGATAATCGTATACGCTTTGAAACATCTTATGTGGATAATTCTTGATATTTGTAGTCTCAGGATTTATATCTGGTTCTTGATATGTACCAAATATGATTCCTCCATGAATCGGAATAGCTTCGTGGAGAAGAGTCCTAGTCGTTGTTACATCATCATTTGAAAAACTTTTAAAAACTGTTGCCATTTCATTTACTCCTTAATCGACAAGCTTAATGAATCTTAGAGGAACATCTATACTAGAACCAGTGGTTGCTCCAGTTATTCTTACAATAGAATCAATGAACTTATATGACTTTCCATCTATTTCTTGACTATTACCTAATTTATCAAATAGATATTTGCTTGTATTAAGTTCAAGCGATGAACGAATTTTAAATTCAAGTATTGTACCTCTTGGACCTCTAATAACCTGACCCGGATCATCTTCTTCCCTTTCCGTGTTCTCAGAGACAAAAGAACTATCTTGTCCTAAAGATAAATAGTAGCTCGCAACGTTATCATCGTCGATATAAGAAATAGATGCTGAGCTTGTTCCGGAAGATTCTAAGATCATCCCAAATCTATTATCTATTTCTATAATATATTGTGTTTCTGCCAAATCATTATCTATTACATATCTTGATGATATTTGGTTTGCTGTATCTAAACCTTGATCAATTCTACAATATGCACCCTTAACCGAATTCTCGCCAAACATTACTCCTTGACGAATGTTATTAGTCACGTAACCAATTGAGTCTTCAGTGTCCTTATCTACTGCGACTAAGAATGCTTTATACTCAGGATGCATAGACACTTCTGAACTAAAGAATTCATTTAATTTTAATACAGGAAGAAAAAGCAGATTGTTTCTCGGTATTGAGATAAGTTTCGACTTCATGGAAGAGATATTGTTTGTAAAAGCTTCTAATATAGGAGTCATCATTATATCTAAATCATAATAAGCTGAGCCACTTGGGTGAGCGCCTAGAGGGTGATTACTGTTTCTATACAAGCTATAATCTATCTCGTCATCAGCTAAAGCAAACTTTGCAATTCTAAAAGAGCCATCTCCTCTCGAAAGTCTTGCTCTGCCTGTATCTGTCAGGACAGCATCTAAAATAATATCTCCTGAATTATCTAAAAAAGCCATATTTGTTTCTCCGTTGCTAGAATTAAGTAGTTTCCTATATGAAAACAACAATTTCAATTTTCATTATTTTTCAAAAATTCATGTTCAAATACTATATTTAAATCAATCTTTCTGCCAGTTTCTTTAGAAGTTAGGCGAATTTTAAATCTTTTTCCCCATAGTGTCTCATCTCTTGTGCCTAAAAATACAGTATCTTGAGCATCATTATTTAAAATGCTCTTATTGAAATTTATTACAGCTTGAGCATAAACTGGTTTTATTTGCATTAATCTTTTCATTGTCTTAGCGAACATTTTCGGCTCTTCTTCCAAAAGCTCAACCACTTCTATCTTAGGATAAATTGAACCGTTATCATCTATTATCTCAACCTGATAAATCGGGGTAGGATATGAAATATGTCCATGATTATCTACACTCCTGAATGTATACCAATATTTAGTATTTGGCTCTATATTGTCTATGTAGGACGTTGTATTTTCAATTACCTCTCTAATACTTGGCGTGAAATCAGAATAAGAAGAAGGATGATAATCCAATCTAAAAATTTCAAACTTGTTTATATGATCGTCGGATTCATAACGAATCTTATTGTCATCTCTATCTTGATTCTTTCTTATCTCATCAATAATTGATAACTCTGAAGGGAAAATAACTTCTGGTTTTAATTCATATGAGCCGATATTTGAAGATAAATTTATCTTTATTTGGTCAGAAACAGATTTAAAAGGAACTATTTCAACATCTGGCCAGATAGGTGGCGAATCAATAACTCTATTAGAATATTTAAATATTGGAATTTCAATTAACTTAAGAGAAGGAGAAGACACAACAGTCACATATGAATTAGAAATATTATTAAATATATTTTTATAATAATATTTTGTTCCAAATATAAGTTCATATGCGTAAATGATGTATGTGTATCTTTTTCCATATTTAACTTGTGTATCTACAAACTTATGAATATCTATATCGTTAGAGTTTGGTAGCCAAAAATTCTGAATTACTTCTCCATTTTCGTCGCCTCTTCTTTTCTCTATTCTATAAAGAACAGTTTCACTTTGAGCTTTCTTACCCATTAGAATATCTTGATAGCTTCTAGTTCTATTTTTTGTAAGCTCTCTTATCTTAGAAGAAAAAACAACTGACATTAACGTGCGATATAAATCATAAGCAGGATCATCTACAACTTCTTGTTCCGGGTCGTTTGCTCCTATAAAAATAGAATTAGGAGAATCAAAAAAACCTATTGGTGTTTCTCTTCTACCATCAATAAAACTTTGGTACCATTCATTTAGATCAAGTGCTCTTCTTACGGAATTCAATATTTGCGGAGGAGCTATCTGCACATTTTCATTGACCCTAACGACATCACTCAAAGCCTGAAGATTATTTGTCGTATATTCAATAAATCTCTTTTCTGGTAAAGAGTTAATCCTGCTAGCTACCGTATTCATGAGAATAGAGCTAAATCCAGAATCTTTGATCATCTGAGAAAACTCAGTCTTTTTATCTGTGGAGAACTGTATATCAAAGTACATTGGGAAAAGTTCTTTTTTAGGATATAAATCTTTAAGCAAATCAATATTTTGGTTAGATATTAGGAGATTAGTAAATTTTTTAGATAACTGTTCAGAAGTAGCACTAGGTAATAACGATGCTTGTCTTCCGTATACATCAAAATATTCAATACTATTACTATATCTTATATCGTCTTTGTTATCATAAATTTTCTTCATCAGATTCTTTACTGATTCCGTCATAAATGTATTAGATAGAGTAATATGGTTTCTATACCATTCATTCTCAGATTCTGAACGCTCCTTAGACATCTCATAAAGCATAACGTACATATTAGGTAAGTTTTGTTCCAATATGGCATCTGATGATATTCCGGTCTCATATGCTGAAATGAAAAAATTATATGTTGGCTTTATATCTACAAACATAGAATTCGATGATGTATTAAATTTTTTTAAATATCTGTTATCAAAAGGCAGAGTTAAAGAAGAAACATGGTCTTCTCTTATAGTATTAGAAAAGCTTCTATTTATTAATCTATCAGATATTCGATAAGGATTTAAAAAGTCTAAAGAATTCCTTTGTTGGAAAACTGGTGATGATTGATTGGGCGTTATCCTGAATGATTCGTAGAGCTCCGGGAGGATGCCGCTCTCGTTCATCTCTACGGGCTGAGCTATATCGAAGCTATAAACGAAAGGAGCCATTAAAGACACTTTAGGGTCATTTCTCATATAAGAAATATTACCGTCTTCATTAGCCCAACAAGAGCCAATTAATACTCTAAAAGGATCAATATTGCTAACGGTATAATTATTATCATTAGATAACCTATCAATATATTGCTTATATGTTTGTGTCATAATAAGCTCAGAATCAAAAATATTCTTTTGTTTTCCAAAAGCTGTTACTGTTGTCTGTATTGAACGCTCAACGATATTGCCTTCTTGATTTCTATAAATTGGAACTTGTTGCTCAGATAGTTCTTTTAATAAAGAATCAATTTCAGATGGTGTCAAATTTTCTTTCATCTTTTATACTCCAGAGACTTATCTAGCAAATCATCTATTCTTGCTATAAGAAAAAGAAGTAGGCTTCTTATCCCCAATAATATTACTTGTAATAGCCATATTAAAATTTTTATCAGATATAGCCGATACTTTATTTAAAATAACTATGCGCATATCATCTTTTATAGTGTTTGAATTAGTTTTAGTTTTTATTAGTTTATTTGGCTTTATTGTAAAGTAATCATTATATATAGGTAAATTTAAATTTTCTGGTCTTGAAATTCCAAGCTCTTCGTTCTCGTAAGGTATCATTCTACATAGTAATTCCTTATTTAAATTTCTCGACCATATATCAGAAGTAAGCAAAGTCCATAAAGGATATTTAATGTTATTATCTCTAAAACCAACTAATACCTCAATTTTATTAATCAAATTGAAATAAAAATTAAATTTTGAAGAAGTCAATGGGTCTAGCGATGGCTCACGTGTTTTTTCAAAGAAATCTTCTTTTACATACGAAGACATTATCGAACCAATAAATAAACTTTTTAACTGATTTGGAAAACTGTTCAGCAACAAAGACAAATCATTAGTTGACGATATATTATGTCTCCTTGTAAATCCATTAGAGGAAGGATCTGTTTTTAAATTCAGAATAATATTATTTTGATTTCTTAAGTTCAAAGACGAAACCGTAAGAGTATTTCTTCTCTGATTTGGGATATTGATGGTTGAACGCTGTAAAGAGCTATTCATATTCAATTGCCGCTGCTGAGTGGCTATTGGTCTAACTTGTGAAGTTAATATATTTACAATTCTTGAAGCATTAGCTCTAGAGATAATATCCGAAGGTGACCTACGACCTATATCCTCTCTTGCTGCAATAAATTCTGGTTCTTCCTTTCGAACGTGAAGATCAATCTTCTGTTGTATATCTGTTGCGCTATTATTGCAGATGGTATTATTTTGGAATGAAGTTCGAAGTGTAACATTCTCTCCATCAGAGCTTAGTTCGACTGGTGGATTATGAAACTCACCAAGAGATACGTTTAAAGACGACAAGAAATCAGAAATATTATTAACCTCTTCATTAGAAAAAGACAACAATTGCTGTTCAAAATTATTTAATAATCTACTATTAGGAGTAGTCAAATGTTCTTCTAGAATTGAATAATAATCATTATTTATATTATTTTGCAAAAAAAGATTAATATTCAAGTTATTATCAATATTTACAAAAACAGGACTTAAATAGCCCATACCTGTAGTTAAATATGAATTATCAAATTCAATATCTAAAAGCTGAGATGGGAAGTTAACATCTTCCCAAAACCTCATAGTCTCTTCTCTTACTCTGTCTAAAAGTTGCTCAGGGCTAATTGCCAATAGGCCGTCATATCGATAGTCTGAAAAGTAATCATATCCTCTTGATATAAAATCAGAATCATACTGTTCGTCATTAAACCAGTGATTTACTATAATATTTTTTATAGTATTTTTCCTTAAATCTTTTGATAAGATATCGTCTTCCCAATATGTTCTAAGTTCATCTCCTACTACGATAGCAACTCTAGTAATGAATTTGTCCATCATTGATATAATGGAAGATATGCCAGCAATAGTACCAGAGTAAGGATCAGCAAAACTTATAATCTGTTCGACAATATTCTTTCCATCTCTATTGTTTTTGAAAAATCCAGTAAATATATCAAAAACTTTAAAAAACTCAACTACGGCACTAAACCACGGAGCAGCAGTAATATCTGCTGCATATTCTTCGTACTGCTCTTTTATAAAGTGAGACGTGAATCTTCCAGATGATATATTGAAATTTCCTTTTTTATTTTGCTCATGAGAACCTTTTTCCCACCTCGCTACATCGACATGCGGATCTTGTAATTCATAAATATATTTACTGGTATCTGGAATTGAGGCTTTCGCTAAATATCTATTTAGTAAATTCCTGCTTTCTCTCATTTTCTTGAGAAGAGAAAGGACGTAATCTTGTATACCATCTTGAATAGTGATCTCGACACCATATTGATATACGCCATCTGTTATGCTAGATATCGATTTATCAACTACTTTAAAAAATCTTAAATTATTATTTCCTATATCAAGATTATAATCTGATTCTTTAATAAGTCCATAACTTGTATCACGTGATAGTAGCATTCCCTGCGGATCATCAGACGAAAGCACCACTAATACAGGCGGCTCATCTTTATTGAAGACGCTATTGGAATTTATTTGATTACCAATTCTATTATAATCAAGATTGTTTTTCACTCTTCTTCGTAAGATTTTAATTTCTTTAATCTTACTGTGCAGTAACATTTCAGAAATTTCTTCTCTAGAAGCATTTGAAATTAATTTTTCATAAACAGAATTCTCCCTCAACATCTTCAGGTGATCAAAAGCAAATGTCATTTTTGCTTCTCTATTGGGAGATTTAGTGATGAAAATATCTGAGAAATAATAATTTCTTGGCTTAGTTAAGCTACTACTATTTTTTAGAAATTGAAATTTACTATTAATGTCTGTAAAGACTCTATTTTCTAAAGCACTTAAATCAATTTGTATTTTTTGTAATTCATCAAATTTTCTGAAATCTTGTATCTTATCATTATTTACCTCCAATAAAACTAGAGGTTCCGACTTTGATGTAGGGGAAGAACCGGTAAACCATGAGTTAATACCATTTTCATGCACTGGACCTTGCCATACTTCACCCGACGTCTTTTTAAAGACAAAAGCTTTATTGTAAGTTTTGCCGTTGTTGATAACAATATCAGAACTTATCTTGCCATTTTGTAATTTAATAAAAGAATCCTGCGGTATATACGATAAATTATAATCATTAGCCAAGGCCTCAATATCAATTGATGATAAGGCGAATAATGCTAAGTGATTTATGTTTTTATTAAAATTAAAATTAGTTTTTAAATTTATATTATGTATCGTATCACCATTGGCATTTACTTCTGAAGTATGCTGAGTATATGAACTCATGTCGCTTGATACATCGATTCCAATATTTAATTTTTTAAATAAAATATTCCTATGAATTGCATCATAGATATCCTCATTTGGAAAAGCAAATTTAAGTATTTCATATGGATAAGAATCTTCTTTAAGTTTAAAGCCATTATTTAAAATAGTATTTATAGCTATTTTCGAACTTGATAGAGCGGCTGTTACATTTTCGTCAATACTGGCTATAATAGATATTTTTACATATTTAGTAAACTTATTCTCAAACCATTTACTTATCGGTTCTCCAGAGATGATCTCTTTTAAAGATAAATCTAAGGTAACATTTACCTTTTCATTTTGTTCTAGTTTCTGAATTACATTAATGTTTTCAAATTCTATATAATTTTCTCTTGGATGTTGTATGTGAGGATCAGATTCCCGATGCTGTGAAATGACTTTATTTTCTAAAGTGATCTTGTCAATTAAAACATCTGGTAATATAGATTCTAATAATCCTGCTTGATCTTTAGGAAATTTCATCTTTTGCACTCCGCTTCACTATCCATGATATTAGTGATGATATCGTTATTTTGCTGCGCTGAAGGAGATATAGTACCTTTGAATTTAGATTCTTTACCCATTGTAAGGAATATATTTTCTTTTTCTTCTATCTCTATTTGAGTTAACAATTCCTCATCGATATAATCATCGACGACAATATTGAACCAATAATTTACATAACTAGGATCCTCAGATGAATTCCTTTCTTCTATCGAAGTACCATTAAAATCAACTAAAAATCCGTCTTTAATTTTTTTATTAGTTTTTTTAAAAGCCAATTTTATAAGCTTCTCTTCATATGAAGTTGAATTGTCTATTATTAAATTTCCTTGAGAATCAACCTTCTCGACTAAGAATACTTCAATATCAAAATTTTCATTTTGAAAGATGGAATTCATTTCTCGGATATCAAATAATCCAAATTCCTCTTTCGTAACTAGTGATAAATTAGCGTCATAATGAAGCTTGTAAGTAATTGGATCAATATTTATTTGAGGTATACTTTCTTCTGCTGATGAAATTATTTCAAGATTTGAAATATCTTTTATTTTTCCTTTTAATAACTGTATCTTCCAAGCTGGCATTTTATTAATACCTATCTCAGAATTACCAAGAGGCATTAATAACTTATGATTAGATTTTACTGGGTTTACCGATCCTCTCCTTACATCTTTTTCTATACTAGAAAACACATATTGCGTTTTGAGTCGTGGAGTTTCTTCTTCGATTCTATTCTGTATTTCAACAGAATTTTCAACTATATTTGAGTATTGAGCATCGTATAGGATATCATCATCAAAAAAAGCATAAAGCTTTGGACTAAACTTACCAGTTGACAAGAGATGCTTTCCATATTGAGTTAACTCAATATCAATCACTTCCTCTTTGGAATCAAAAAAAGACATCGTTAATCACCTCCAGACTCAAGTAAGTTTACTTCATTAATTATGCTAGAATTTGTATTTTTGATTACAACTCCTCCTTGGATTTTGCAAAGTTCAATCAAGCTACAATAATCATATGGCCAGTTATAGGTAAAATCATTTATTTGATTATTTGAATTTATAACATTTGCCATATCCCAATAATTGGTATTAGCTTTTTTCTTGACTCTAAATACGAGCCATCTCATGTCATTAGGTAATTGACGTCCTTCAAAAAAATTATCTTTGCTTAATTCGTGTTCAATTGCTTGAGTTTCTAAAGATGAACCAATTGAAATTTTAGGCATTAATCCTTGCCAAATATTTGATAAGTCATCCTTGTCTAAATTGTGAGTAAATTCAAATATATACATTACAAATGGTTTAACTTTATTGTTTAAAACAGCATTTCTATTTAGAAAATTAAATTGTGGTGGTAAATTATATTTCTTCATTTTCTTTATCATATCAGTTACAGTATTATCTGGTAATTCTGAGTCGATCGGTCTTCTCATTGAAGAATCCCATAATGTAGAAGATATTGAGAAAAAGTATCTATCCATTATTTTTATTGTTTTAGCTCTTCTACGATCACGTGTCCCAGTAGGCTTATCAGTAAATGGTATTAGAATTAATGCTTCAGATATCTCTTTACTATCAGCTATTTCCCCAATTCTTGATCTTTGTGATGTAAATCCGCATACATCCATAAGAGAGCCTATCTTATCATCGCATGCATTCAAAATTCTACGAGAATAGAATTCTCTATCTCTCTGTATTTCAACTTCTTTATCATCACTTAACAAATCTATATTCTTTTGAGAATCGATATAATAAATTCCAAGTTTTCCTGTTGGGTTCATTACAGGATCAGTCTTTGATTCCAAAGTTATTTTTGGATTTATTGTAGCGATAAGTCTCTCTAATTCACGTCTTCCTCTTCTATTATTCAAGAAGCTGCGATCATGATCATATATTATTTCTACTACTACTTTAGCACTTGTTGATAATCTGAAAAACTCTCCATTGTCTTGCTCTTCGGACAATCTTTCACGAGATATACCTCTAATTCTCTCCCCATCAAATGAAGATACCCAGACTATTCTGGCGTCCCATGGGAAGCTTCTATCTCTCAATCTGCTCAGCTTTATATGATAGACAATAGCATTTGCCAAGTCTGATGAAGTTGGTACATTTGATGTGGCTGGTAAGACTAAATCATCAATATTTGTAGCATATCTATCGGCTTGTAAATAAGCTTCAATATCATACTCTCCAGACATCCCTACTGAAAGATTTTCTAATGTTGCTCTTGGACTGGTACCGATTGTTCTAATGCATGCGTCGGCCGAGTAAGGTATAAATTCTGATGAGTTATCGGCTGACAATATTTCAGCTATAGATGAATTCATGTACTTATCTTGCCATGAATAGAAATTCACTCTACCACCCACAGACTCAACGGCATTAGAAGGTTGTCCAATCTTTATATAATCAATTCTTCCAGTTGGATCTTTGAGAGTAATAATATTTCTATTAGCCTCTCTAGTATCACGAGGAATACCAATTAAAACTGAATAATCAATTGGTTGCTCTGAAGAACAGACTGGCGATTCTTCAATTGCCAAGAATATCCCCTGTTCTGAAGTTGGAATCTCGCCATAACCTCCCCACATGCCAGTACCACATTGGTTATCTTTATTAAGATAACTTAAGTTTTGTTCAGTTTTAAAATTAAGTACTGGACTTTCGAATTTTGGCGATATTGTCCAAACAGAATCCTCGCCTTCTTGAGCTATACCATTAAAATTTATTGACGATTGAATTGGCATTCTCGACTGGTACGCTGGTGTATCCTGCCATTTATATGGCACTTCACCGATGGCGGCCAGATAAAGTTGAGAAGCAGTTAAAGATTGTCCTGAAGTTCTAGAAGAGAAAAGCTCCTCCATTTCTTCATTGATATAATCAATTTCTAAATTAAGAAGTAATTCACCAATTGTTGGCTGCCCAGTTCTTGGAGCTTTGAATTTTAATCGTGCCTTTGCACGACCATAGAAATAAGGTGGAACATAAGCAGCTTGAGAAGGATCAGCTACAGAGAGATGGTTTAAATCTCGTTCGGCATCTTCAGGCAAGTATCTCATAGAAGGACCAAAATAACGTCCATGAGTTGTTATAGGAAGACCATTATTGTCAACACCAATGACGATATCTTTACCGTTATGCGGACTCATGATCATTTCGAAGTTATTTGTTTTATAGAGATGTACATCAAGATAGTATGTCCAGCCTTCTTCTACATGCTTCCACTGATTTTGTGGAGCTGATTTAAAGTTAGTTAAGCTATTATTTTTTAAGAAGAAGTTTGGTATTTCTGCTAAAAAGTTATGCATAGCCATTTCATATAATGGATTTTGCTGCCCAGTCCATTCAAAATATGGATACACTTCGTTTTCTTTTATACTTCTTGAATTATTCTTGTAGTTTTCTTGATAATAAGAGGGAGCTAACAAAAATACTTTTGAATCTTCTTGCTCTATTCTATTTGGCAAATAATCCCTTAAAGATACCAAAGATTCGAAAGGTAACCTAAATGTTGGTAATTGATTGATTATAGCGCCTTCGGAATCAAATATTCTATTGACTAAATTCTCTTCAAAAGAAAAATTGTATGAGCTTGATATTCTACTATCAGTAAATGTATTTTCAATATATTGCAATATATTATTGACTGTCTGCGATAAAGATTGAACCGATAATCTGGCGAGGGATTCATTTCTCAGTAGGGAAGAGATAAAAGTTGATTCATTAAATCGACTATAATTCCCACTCATATCTGCTATTTGAGTTCCATAAGTACGAAGTTCTTCAGCGAATTCATTGGCACGGCTAACCATCAGCTCTCTTGATAATTCTTCCACTTGTCTTGAAGAAGTTACAGCATTAAGAGATACTTGCCTATAAACATCATCAGTTACGATTTTATTTAAAATATTTTGAGCTAATGTATTTTCAAAACCAGATACAAATTCTTCTATTGGAGTTACATTCTTTACCATATTTTCAACAAAATCATAAATTTTATCTTTTAATTCATTTCCTGTTCTGCCAGAATATGCAGCCCAGTCAACAGCAATACCAGACTTAATAGTGTTAAAAAGAATGCCCGGTGCAAAAAATGGTTGTAGAGCAGCTTGTTCTGTTCTAGCTCTTGCATATGCTTGATTATCATCCTCTCCGGTAACATAAGGAATAATGCTATCATAAAATAAAGAGCCCAATTGCATAGCACGTTGAGATGGATAGAAACCATTATATGGCAGAAGCTTCTTTATGGCATCAACTTCAAGTCGTAAGACGTGGATACCAAAGTCTCTATGGTCATCCATTATCTTGGGTAGATAGTGGATTGTATCTGTGTGAGAATAGCACTTGAAGAATTCCTCTTTCCATAAGAAAGTATTACATATATTTGTTTCACTATTTTCTGTAACGCCAAGTCTCCACCACCCTACCAATTCAGAACAAGCAGTATTTTTGGCTAGTTGAATAACTTGTTCTCCACCTGCTTCTGAGATTACAGTCTCACCTTCATTCAATACATTAAATGGGCCATATCCCAGAGATAGTGGTGGTAATAATAAATAATCATTTAAATTAGGAATAAAAGTATTTGTTGGTAATTCAATACCACTTCTTAAAGTAGAGTTTAAATATTTTCCAATATCTGCTATCCCAACTATGCTCTCAAAATTAATATACTGCTCTGTTGGTTCAGTATCATCTTCATTTAAGATAGTGATAGGAACTCTATTAAAATCAAAGAATATATCATAGTTTAATTGAACAAGCTTGCAAACTTTCATCTCGTCTCGCCATTCACTATAGATCTCATTAGCATCTTCACATTGAGACTTGAAGATTTTATTTGCTAAATTATTGAACAATCTTTTTGTTTTAGAATAATAGGCATTAGATTTATGATCAAAAAACCAACGGTAATCTTCCGGAGTGTTATGCTTTTTATTTCTTGCATTACTTAAACTAAGTTCACTTAGGCCGGGATTTCCTCTATATAGAAATAGGTCTGTGGCTTTGCCGGAAAAATAACTATCGCCCGCCTTAGCAAAACTAATATGAGAAATAGTCTTTGGAAGATTATCTTTGAAAAGAAGCGTTCCATCGTTGATGAAAACATCAAGTGAATCTTCAGCTAATCCAGCTATCTCTCTCATCCTTATCGTATTTGAGGCCTGAGAAGGAATCCATTTCCCGTCAATAAATAAAATCACTCTATGTCTATTTTCTGATGGTTTATTTGATTTTCCACCACCAACATAATAAAGACATATATTTTTCCATTTATTCTTTATTTCACTTGCTTTAATAGCAAATATTAATTTATTCCCATAAGTGTCTTCCCATATAAGATCGCCATAATTACTATTTCCCTCTTGGAGATAAAAATAAGAAATCAATTTGCTTTTTGATGTCTGTTCACTTAAGAAGCGACTGCTGTTGACAACATTTCTAATATTTTTGATCGTCTTGTCGATACTAGATGTAAGCTGTTCAATCTCTCTAGAGATAGAAGTTCTCCTTTGCTCAAAAATTTGAGCAATAGTATCATTTGAAATCAAAGTATTATTTACTTTATTTAGATCATTTACTTTATTATCTAATTGGTTTTGTAGATTTGATAAGTCAAGTTTCTCTTTTTGAAGATCTATTATCTCGCCATTTAAAGATATATAATTATTATTTTCAATTTGAGCAAAAGAGTCAGAAGTAAATTCAAATATACCATTCTTGTTGTTTTGAGTATCTTGCAATAATACCCAAGATGATAGCATGAAAGAGTTATTCCACCTATCAATAAGCAAATCAGATTCCTTCGGTGGTGACGACCAATTCCAATTAAATGTATTTGCTGTACCTATCTTTAATCCATTTAGTATAGTGTTATCAGATAGTTCAGTGACAAGTTCCGTTAAATCAAGTGATAAACTAATTTTATTTTCTGACTCCAATTTAACAACTGGATATGGTTCTTTTGATTTCCAATTGTTAGCCAGTTCAGAGTCGATAGGCAACGGTTGCTCGTTGATGAACATATCATTTACATTAGATATGTATCTAATATCATTAGCTAATAATGTCTCATATTCGCCATTAAATAATTCAGACCATCCAGATGCATAATTTTTTTGGCTTCTATATGTTGAGCTGCTGCTAGTTGCACGAGATATGTTAACTCTGGATAAAGAACCTGAAAAATCATCTCTCTCAAAAGCACCTTTCATTTCAAGGATATTTCTATTATCAACATAAAAATCAGAAGAATTCTTATTGATATAAAAATCGAGATGAGTTGATATGTTGAATTCTGGAGTTATTGAATAATTCTGACCTATTAATCTAATATCTTTTGAATACTGATCATAGTCATCGTGCCAAGGCGAATTTTGAGATATTTCAGCGGCCTTCCAAAGCCAAGCTTTTTCTGGTGCTTTTAAACTTCTTGAATTATAAATAAATTGTAGCCTTGCTCTGGGGGCGATCCAAGAGTTGCTATCCTCTGCATCGAATACGTTAATATCATTTGATTCATTTGTTATAAAATTATACGTATAGCCGTTATATTGAGGATCACCAGCCCACGTCAGATCTCCTCTCATATCAATATTCTCTTTATTTCTTGGCTTATATTCTAATGCCCACACTGAACTTCTTCTAACTTGATAGCCTAAAGAATTTAATCCTGTATGATTATCCAAATCATTATTCCAAGAAGTTCTCTCTCTCTTATCATCAGAAGCCCAGAACGTTCTTATTTCAGAAGCTCTTGCGTCATATCCTTCATAGCCTTCTTTTTCCTGATAGAATCTTCTACTTCTAGTCTTATTCAAGCCAGCATTTCTATGCTTAGGAAAAATATTTTCCTTATATGAGGTCTCAAACATTCTTAAGCGGAAGATTCCCGCTGTATCATCAGGATATACTTCTTTATATCTTTCTGATATAAAGTCATACATTTGTCTTTTGATCGTCTTAAGTCCCAAATTCTTTTCCAAATAAGGATTAGCAAAATTCTCTATATTATTAGAATATGTTGTAGCAATATTATTGAATCTGAAATTTCTTGGCATTTCAGGGTCAAAAGAGACTCCTGTTCTAATAGGAGAATTCCATGAAACTACTGGTTCAACATAATTTGTTACTGTTTGAGATCTCCTCTCTCTAAAGAGAGTGAGACTGTCATTGTCATCTCTATATGAGATGACCTTTGGAACATCAAGATTTGAAATAATATTTTCTCTTCTCATCCTAGAGACAATTTTCTTTTCGTTATTCCTTATTTGCTTCCAAGTTGGCACTTGGTAAGGGCCATCACGATGAAGCAACATATCATTTAAAGTCAAATTATTATTTTCAAGTAACTTGAAAGTATTGTCATCATCTATAGGTAAGCCAGTAACATTTTTACCAACAAAATGTTCATAACATGAGTTATAATTTTCTTGAACTAAATCATATGTTGAAGGATGATTCTCTCCTTCAAACTTATAATAATTATTTAAAAATGGTATGCCATCATCAATTATGATTTGTTCTCCATCTTTCTTGATGACAAGTTTAGAATATGTTGGAAGCGTTGGATCTAACTCTATTGTTGGGTAATATGATGCAATGTTTGGATACCTACTGACATACCCCCATGGACATATATTACGGATAATTAAATCATTTCCTACCTGCTCAACATAAGTCTTTTGTGTTGAAGAATTTATCCAAGAATACTGATAATCACTTCTAGGAAGCTGATGTGTTACGTAAGCATTATCTCTAGATGCTTTACATTCATTTTCTTCATCAATAATTTCTGGTCTATATGCTGTATTTCTATGATCTTTATGGAAATTTGGTCTACACCTTAAATTTTCTTCTGTAGTACAATCAAGAAGAGCAACTCCCCTTCTATAGCTAGCATATCCCCATTTCTTTGTATGATATGTTAAAAGGTCTTTTAATATAAGTCTAACATCAAGATTTCTATAATTTAATCCATTATATACAGAAAACTCTTCTGCTTCAACATCTAACATTCCACGAGATAAAGTATCTGGTGATCCCGGAGCAGAAAATCTCTGAACAAAAATATGTTCACTTCTTTCCCTCGAAGGAAGTTTAAAATCAAAAAGACCCAAAATTGATTCTGAAGAAGAGGTTGCTCCTTCTTGGATATTGTTTCCTTCCTTTCCTATCAACCATCTATTATTATTAGTTCTTCCAGAAGTTTGCACTACCTGATAATCAAACTTATAATTTCCATAATTTTGCTTTATATTTCTTATATTTACAGGTCTTTTTGTCTTTTCGTCACGATAATATTTTGCCTTAGGCTTATCATCATCGACTGGCGAATAAGTACCATTTTCAAATTTCCAAGCCTCTGGTCTTTCTGATTGCTGATCAAAAGTTATATGTCGACTTTGTAAACCACCAACGTGTGTTTCGGTAAAAACACCTTGTAGTGGTATAACTTTATCATCGCCATATGTATCTGAATGGTTGCTATTCCAATATTTGCTTTCAGTATCAAGCTCTTTATTTAACTCAAAAAGCGAAAGCATGCTTCCATTTAAACCCGTCTGCTCAGAAGCAATATTGAGTCTTGAATGTAAAAATGGAAATTTAACCTCTTGGTTATCTTTGCAATTTGAATTTGCAATATTACTTGCTTCTACGAAAGAAACTGAATTATTATCAGCTAATTCTGCTCTAACATAATCTATTTTTTTGCTGACCCTTGAATTAATGCCAGAATGAATGTTGTTCTGGAAGTCAACATTAAATTTGTATGGAGACGATAAGCTTCTTATTGCAAAAGTCTGGCCTTCATATGTTCTTCTATCGCCCGCTACTTCATATGAAAGATTTCTCTTTGTATGATTTCCAAAATTTGTAGTAGTTATTGATTCTAGAATTTTTTGCTTTGAATCATCAACCTCTACTGTTCCAGATGTCAATTCAGAACTATCTCTCTCTGCTCTTTTTTTCCACCAAAGACAATTTTCATCCTGCTGTGAGGTTGCAGATCCATATTTCCAATTATAAGTAGACTCATTTATACCTAAAATTGTTCCCTCTGGTGGTCTTTGATTTACTTCTAGTGTTGGAAACTTATTCCAATATTTATTTCTCTCCAAGATATGAGACTCAATCATGGTTCTCATATCTTCTGAGAAATTAGCAGAAGCAGGGATAAGCTGTTTTATCATCTCAGTGATTGAAGAATCAATCCACTTATAAAATCTAATATATCTCTCCACTCTAGGTGATTCAATATATCTCTGAAAGAATATTTGTCTCAACTTATTGAGATTTTTATATTCCATCCTATATCTATTAACAGGCTCTCCAAGTAAATTATTAAACGATGAAATACCAGCAAATACCTGCATTATTTCTTCTGAAATATTTTGATACATACTTTTTTCAATAGCCCAAAAATAGTTGATTGGTCTAATATTTTTAGTAAAAAGTTCATCATCTTGATTCAAGATCTTGATTGTATCAGAAGAACTGATAATTTCAGGTTGGTTTTGTTTTGCTGCAAATAAATAATTTTTGTCTATGGCAAGTTCTTCAGGATAATAGAAGTCTCCTTTACCTGTATGCTGTGTTTTTACTATTTTACTAAGCCAGCTATATCTTGCATCTTCAGATGATTCAATGATACTTCCTCCGGAAACATCATCAACATAGAAAAAAGAATCAGATAGGATATTTTCTGCGCCGTCAATTCCATCAGAAGGACTAGCTTTACCTACTGTAGCAAAATCCCAATACAGACAAAGAGTTTCTATTTGTGGAACTCTTTTATTAATTGAAGTTTGATCAAAAAATGCTGGCTTATACGGATCCATCACTCCGTAGTTATCAGGATCTTGTGAATGATATCTAATCGTTTCATTGTCTAGATAATCTTGCCAATACCTAACCTCTCCTATTTTCACATCAGAGAGACTAACTCTTGTACCATTAAAATCTTTGTATTCAGCTCCTAAGAAAATTCTCTTATTAGCATTTAGAGCTTCTTTTGCAGCTGTTTCTGTCAGCTCATAAGATAAAACAAACTCATTCTCAACTGAATCTAATAGTGTTGAAATTCCATAAAACTCTAAATAATATTTAACATTTTCAGTAGAGTACTCAGTTAAATCTGGATTGTTATCAATTCTTATTCTGACAGCAAAATTCCATTTAATGTCTTCGTATACATCATAGAAAAATTGAGTCTCCAATAGACCATTCTTATAACCATAATTATTTAAGTCTGGTTCAACTCCCATTCCTCTAATGTCTAGTCTGAATTTGGCGTTTTTTCCGAATTCGGAGTCTCTTATGACAACAACTCTGAATCCAAGCTTAGAACTGTCTGTCCATGATAAATCATTGTTATCTTCCTTAGCTTCGTGCATACCGAAAATGCAGCTTGGAGATTCATCTGAGAAGCCAAAACTTTGTGAAAAATACTTTGGATGATCAATTTGTAACTTTCTTGGAAAGATTACAGCTGCTTCAAATGTAAATGGAATATAATCAAGTTGATTATCAATACCTCCAGAAATATAAGAAGAACTATGCTCATTATCTGGCTGCTTTTGTTGATAAACTGTAGAATCAAATCTGTCTGTATCATTAAAATCTAAGAAATTTTTCTTGACAGATGTTGAACGATAACGATCTTCTAACTTATACTTAACATCATTTCCATATAAATTGATTTTAATTAAATTATCACCAATTCCAAAACATCTTAAAATGTTTCTAAAAGATTTTTCAGTACCTTTAGACTTATATATCGAAACAATATTATTATATATATTGTGATATATCATGTTCTTGACGTTATATATCTTTTCTTCGAACAAGCTCTCTTCATCTCTATTTAATAGAGCTTCAAATACCGAAGAGTCAATAAATATCTCAGGCGAAACCAATCCCATTGACTCAAGTAACTTCTTTGCAAATGGTAAAGGCTTCTCGCCATCTTCAATATAATTAACGTCTCTTAATCTTGGTAGTGACTCTATTTGGAGGTGTAATGTATCAAAATAACTTGACACTATCTGAGTTAAATTGAGAATATTATTATCTCCATACTGTTCATCTACAGAGGTTATCCATTCAGGTATAGAACTATATATTGCAGCATTATTCTGCATATCATGTGAATTACCTAATAATTTTTTGTCAGAAATATATCCAGAAACTAATGGATTTTCACGATAAAGAATCGGATCTTTAAATTCTTTATTTTTTATTTTCTTTTCATTAATGGCTGAGCCAGTGCTACGTACAGAAACAGTATAATTGATGATGGTACCATTTGATATTCTACCAGAATAATCAAGAACTTGCTTATCCAAGGAATTGATCTTTTGAGTATCAACTATTCCTTCGTTAAACTTAAAATATACTCCAAGTTCAATATTAGAATCATCTGTGTTTGTCCCACCATGTACCTGAGAGATCCAAAACCTTCCAATATTTTCTGATGTTCTGGCGGATTTCCAAAATCTAAACTCATCAAATGAACCTTTGATTGCGCCAAAACCATAAAGATTATTTTGATTTGTACTTATTTTATGTTGTAAAGCGCCAATAGTGGCACTTACGTGATTAGTATTTCTGATAAAAGAAGTAACTGATGTTCCTTCTATTTTTTCCTGAATAAGTTTGCCATTTAAATAAAGCTTGATTGAAAGATTATTTCCTTTATTTTTTACAGATATTGCATAATGATTCCAATTTCTTATATTAAATGTTGATGGCAGCTTATCTCTGTCTCCAATCGGCAATAAATTAATACCATAAGTTCCGCCAACATCAGATTCATATGATGTAGTGTAAGTAACCTCTATCAAAGGTAAAGAAGAAGTTTTATCTTCTGGGAGTTGAATTAGGAATCTTGCATAATCATCGGTTCCATATTCATGATTATTCCATAAGTCAAATAGTATTGACTTTCCATCAATTAACTCTCTATCTTCATCTAGCTTAAACCAAAATTCTACTGTGTTACCTTCAACACCACTAGTATATAAGTTTGTTTCTCTTTTCTGTTGCGCATTCAGCAGATTAGACTTTCCTAAGAATTCAGGAAATTGTCTTTTTAATTCGCCGGTTGGGTTGTTTGGCGTAGGGTTTGGACCACCTCTTACAAGAACAAATTGTGGATTATTTAGATATCTAAATCCATCAAGAATACTGCTCTGAATATAATTCTTATTTAATGAAATATATCCTGTTGTTCTAGGATACTCATTTTCAAAAATATAATTATCTATATAAGTATTATTATTCTGCCAAGATGTCTTTTCGAACAATGAACCATCATATGGATATGAATTAATTATTTTTTCGATTGAATCAAGATAATATTTTTCAGCTGAACCATATCTAGCAAAAGTCTTTGGATCATTAAAATTTATGATCGTCTTGGGGATAAAACGTAAAATATCCTCATTTCTCTCTTGCAAATGTTCAAAAGACTCACCGTCTCTCTTGACAACTTCTTCAAATTTTTCAATAGTTAATATCTGATTTGACTTTTTACCAAATAAGTCCTTGATACTCATTTTTACTCCACCCTAAACTTGAAAGTTTCTGGTTGTTGTACAAGGTTGCCTTCAATTTCATATTGAAGCTCTATTCTATAAGAATATTCTGGCTCTAGAAGAGTCATGTCAAAATCGAAATAATTACCTGTCTTATCGTAAGACATTAATGTATGTACTCCAAAATCTACAGCAACTTGTTCATCAACTACTCTGACAATTTTGAAATATGCCTTTTCTATAATAGAATTCTCAATATTTCTGCTTGCCTTGGTATAAATAGTCGGAGTCCAATCTTTTAATCTTGAATATAATCTAAATCTTGCTGTTTCATTTTTAGAATAAACAGTTTTCATATTTACAATATTTGTTATATACGTCGGCAGTACATCACTTCTGATTGTCCTTGATAAAACTTTTAGCTCCTCTGAGTAAAATATATCTGGCGGTGTCTTGTTGTTTTGCCAGTCTACATACACGAGTTCCTCTTCTGTAGTCAAAGATACAATAGCCTTATAGACACCAGTCTTTATTTTTTCCATCTGAAGGTGGTCAGGTTGTATTTCTGCTTCTTTATTTAAATCTGAATAAAATTTAATTGTCAAATCAGTATCTGAGCCTGAATCGATAGTTACTGTCGGTATATCAGTACTATTCTTAAGATATAAAATATTATCATTATTTGATGACAGTAAACTATTTTTATAAAAATTTCCTCTATTATCTGCTTCAGAAGAATTCCATAAAGCATATAATGCTGGTCTTTGAAAAAAATACTCTGAACTCCGAGCAAAAAACTTCTTTGTATAAAATGAAGTTTGAAGAGTTCCATCTTCATTAGCATTTGGGAATTTTATCATTAATCCATAATTTGGCGTTCCCTCGATCCATGACTCCACAATATCAGTTATATCTACTTCCAAATCTTCATAACCTTCAGAAAAAGTGACTGTTTTAGTTACTTCGGAATCATAATCTCCGCCTTCACTATCCCATAGAGAGCCCACATCAGCCGATTTCCAATCAGACCCAAGTCCTCCTCGTGATGCTCCTCGGTCTGAATAATCTTCCATGTCTAGACCTATGCCCTCTGACCATACTTTAGTCACTGGGTGGATTTTTAATTCATAATCAAAAGGCAATGTTAAACCATGCGGAGCATTACACAGCTTCATTACAAATGAGACATTACCAGTTGAAGGTATTTTACCATTTTGTCTAAGATTTGCTATTTCAGTAATGGGGAATGATATTAATATTCTAGAGCTTTCTAGCTCATCGCCTGATATACCACGACCATATATTGTGTACACTTCAAGTATATCAGAAGCTCCCATATTAGAATCGATACTTCTTGTTTGTAAATTACTTTTTAGAGCATTAGTAATTGTAGTATCTTTTTCAGCTATAAACTTTTTAATTGCCATTACTTAATTACTCCATTAATATCATCATTTAAGAATCTTATTTCCCAAATACAATTCTTTGGTATATCAAGATATCTTCCATCAGGTGATAAATTTGCCTTTATATTATATCTTATATCTGAATATAGTCCACCTGCACGAAGACTTATATCGACGTTTATAACATCAACTACCCCTTCTATATTTTTCAAGATACTATAGACATCTGTTATAAAAAATGGCTCTCCTATCTCAGGATGTTTAACAAAATTCTTTTTAAGGGCTTCTTTTGTTTTATCTAGAATTTCAAACTTCTCCATATCTTGACGCCCAAGTATTTGATAATTAATTGCTAAATTGATTATCCTAGCATCCAAAATATCAATTGTATCATTGACCATCTTATGCTGAGATAACCATGTCTTTACATTTTCTTTAATTGTATCATTAGTATAAGCTAGATTACCAGAAAGGCTTTCTGATACAACATACATATTTAAATTTCTCTTTAGAGAATCAGAATCTCTATATACTTTACATCTCTTTACAGCTCCAAATTTAGTTGGCATTGCATATGTAAAGGCTTCATAATCCTTTGCGGTAACAGCTCTATTTTGAGTTGAAAAGTTATTCAATATTCTCATCTTTAATTCTTGCCCAGAAGGATTTGTGACATCTCCAGTGATTGGAGATTCATTGGTACATTCAAGTGTAGACATAATAGATTGAACTTGATTTTGATCCAAAAGATTTAGGTTTTTAAATTCAAAAAAAGGAGTAACAACATTGACAACAGAATTGGCGCTGGCGTTGACATTGCCAGTTGTGTTTACTCTATAAGTAATTTGTAATGTTGTATTAGAGGGAGCTATTCCAAATTCATCCGATTCAACAAGCATATTTGGATCGAATGACGTATCTGAAATATAAGGAGAACCGTGCCTCTTCAAAATAACATTACTTGGATCTAGTACAGATTTATTAATGATATTATCATTATCGACTTCTAGATCGGAACTAGCTCCAAAAGTTAAATGAAGTTTATTTCTAGATCTCTCAGTCACAAACCTTCTAGCAACTTGAAATGGTTTAATTATCTCGCCAGCTTCGAATCTATCTTGATTTCTATTTGTAACCGATCTATAGATCGTATCTTGGGATAAGAAATCAACTTCGTAATATTCATGACCTTCACTATCAATTACAGAGATGATTTCACTTATATTTCCATTAGATAGAGTTACTTTTCTAAACTTCTTATATTCTGGTATATTAATAAATTCTTCATTAATCATTCCAGATATAATTCTACCCTGAGCTTTTACAGCCCATGCCGTAGGTACTGATGTTTCCTGACTTACACGAGCTACACGAATTTCGTTTAATGGATGGTCGAAATGGACATCTTCATCTAACATGAAGTTTGAACCATTAACAGTTGAAAGTATTGTTTTTCTTTTCAAGATAGGTAGATAGTTTATCTCTGGTGCTGTACCATCCATATTTGATGGACACATCAAATAAAAAGTACACATTCCATACGATGAATTTCTTGAATTAAATTTGTAGCCTAGTTGCTTACCAAGTTTAATAATATTTTCATATTCTTGCGCTGTCTCTAAAAAGCTTTCATTGGCTTGATAATCAAGATAAAATGATAATATATCACCTACGTAGGCTACAGTATCAAGCATTAAAGAACCAAAAGAAGCTTCACTGAAATCTCTAAACGTTTCAGGATAATATCTTTTAGCATAATCTACTAGCGATTCCTTGATCGAATCAAATTCTCTACTAGTATATTTAATTGGAACTATTTTCTTTGGCATTCATATTTCCTCATCACATAGGTACAAGACCAGTGACATTATCAATGTTATCTAGATCAAAGTAAATTTTTAACTCTTGTTGCTCCTCAAGTGGAGAAATATAAAACGTTATGACAATGCTCAAATAATTATCAGGTAAATCGCTATTTGTTTCAGAATCATAGAAAGATATATCAATTATATTAATATATGGAAGATAATCAGCAACTTGTCTTCTTATTTTTGCTTGTATCTCGGATTTAGCATATTCTGTATTCTGTTCAAAAAGAACTTTCTTGATACCAACACCAAATGATGGTTCCATCATTCTCTCACCCGGATTTGTTAAAATAAGCATCCTAAGGTTCTGCAAGACAAGCTGCGTGAAAGTTATATTCATTTGATAGCCCAAACCAGTATCTATAAGAAGCGGCAGCCTTGGTGATATACTTCTAGTCATTTATTAATCCTCAAATTGTTTGAAATGAATTTTCTGTAGCAGTAACTATCTTAGCTATTTCAATTCTTTTTGCCTCTAAGTCAATATTGCACTGATTATTCTCAGTATTCTTATCATCTTTTTTGGCCTCATCCTTATCTTTATTTGTTTTTTTAAGTTCTAAATCTTCTCCAATTTCGATTATTGCCTCTTTGATTGGATTAAAACCGTATTTAACAAGATAAGCGATACCTTGATTAGTAATTGCAGGACCCCAACCACCATAATTAACAGGAAACAGAGACATAGCAACTGGGCCTATAGGTATACAATTACCTGAAAATTTAGCTAAATCTACAATAAGTTTAGATGCTTTAATAAGTGGATCTGTCGCTTCGACAAAGTTTTTCCATATTATTTCTGGTGTTTTCCTAATAAATTTAAGAGCTAAATCATATCCTACTTTACTTAATTTCTTGAATGAAGACTTGTTAAATTTTGGATCAATAGAGATCTCGCCTTTAAAACTAAATTTAATACAAGGAGTTATTTCTCCATTTCCGAGTTTATTGAAAAAGTCTTCAATATCTGAATTCTCTACAATATCTTCTCTGTAATTTGAACTAAATAAAGATGAAAATGCAGCTTTTAATTTATCCTTAGTATTACTAAAGATAATTTCAACATCTTCCTGCGAAGAAACAGACATTATTGTATATGTCGTTAAGATAGCTTCAAATCGATTCAATGGTATTGAAAAATTGAATATCGTTTTATATTCTTTTGAAGATATCATCTTTTCTCTTAAGAAGTCCAAGACTCCTTCATAGTTTTCATCCCATAGAAAATAATTTAAGTCAAGAAGAGAAATAGGGTTATCTCTTGAAAAGATACTATCCCCTGTAACATCAACAATTGGGGTCGGGAATAAGACTCTCTTCTTAGAAGAAACTCTTACCCCTCTGATGATGACGTCGGATTCTTCTTCTATATAATATGATTTATATTTATTACCTATTTTTTTCACCTTTTCTAAAACGTTTCCTTTAGGTGCTTCAAGAGAAACAGTAAAATCTGTGTTTTGATAAATATTTGAAATAGAAATGGTACTACTATTTTCTTCCTGTCTTAATGGGGGAAGATAATTAAGTCTTAAACATGGCGTAATTGACTTAATAAAATTAGAGATATTCCAGAACTCATGTTCATCACTAAATTCCTTTGTTAAGATATTATTCTTTATAGAAGAAATAAAATCATTAATCTTTTGTTTTATTTGCTTTATTGGTAGATATGCTTCATTATTTGAAAATATACTAAACCAAGCTCTGTCTATCATCAAAGTAAGATCATCTATTTTCTCTTGTTGAACTCCTCTGAGGAGAATTCTTAAGAATGATTTTTCTTTATTGAAAATAACATGATAATATCTTTCAAGAAATAAATTGCCATTAGATAAATCAAACTGATATCCATTTTCAAATACATTTCTATTTCTGGTTGTGGAAGTTATTCCATTGCTTTCAATATCTTGAAATCTTAATTCATTATTTTCATTTGGCAAATCTATTAAAGGAATCCACTCTCTAAGCATTTTTTCATGTATAGAGAAAGAATTATTATTTCTTTGCTTATATTTTTCATTCCTTAAAAGGAGCTCTCTTATTTCAACTGAGACAGAAGCCAACTCATATATTAATAGACTTCTTAGAGCTTCTTCTCTATCTTCATCAGTAACATCAATAAACTGAGGCCCTAATACATCTTCTCTTTCTTCTGATGCTTCTTCGTTAGGAACTGTGACATTATCTTCATCTACTTCAGATTCAAAAGTCATAGGGACGACAGGTCTTGAGACGTTATTTAAATATAAGAAATCTATGAAATGATAATAATAATTATTTCCCATACTTAACATTTCTTCCTTCATCTTCTTCATAAGAAATTCTATAAGAAAAGGATCAAATCCTTTATCTGGGCGGAATTCTGAAAAAGAAAATATCCCTCTAAGATAATAGTCTACCATATATGCACGTACCGTAAGCCTAATAATGGTCTTAAGTGTTGCCTTATTAAAACTATTCATTTCACCCGATTTTTGCTGGGACATCATGGAACAAAAGCCGCCATCTTCTTTAAAATAAGATATGGCATCTTTTTTAAATTCTTTTATCATCAATAAGTCAGGTGTTATGTTGCATAGTTTTTCCTGTTCCGATGGTTCTCTCAACCATTGTATTCCTTGAATAAAAGGAATATCTATTTTCATTCCAGATTTTTCATCCCCTACGGCTGATTCAGAATCAAATAAAATTGAATTAGATATATGTCTTGATATGAGCGACACAATATCGCCAACTAAATTTGGCTGGACATAAGCAGTATAAAATCTAGCGATATTATCAAGATAATTTTCTATTTCATCATCGACCACTCCAAGCTCAGAAAACTTCTCATGCCATTTTTTTCTAGCGTGAAGGCCGACAACAGATAATTGCCGAGGGAATGTTAAAATATCAATTTCATTATTCTCTTCTTCTTCAACTGCTGGTTCTTCATCAAACTCAATATTTGAATCAAATTCTAATCTTTCTTCTAAATCTGGATTTAAATCAGGCTCTATAGAGTTGGGATTTGTTAAAACTACTTCTTGTTGCGAAACTTCTTGTAGTGAAGGTGATGATGGGAAAAGCTCTTTTATATAAGAACTAACCTCATTGCTAATAGAAATTTCTTTCTTGCTTTTTAATGTTTCACTACTATCCTCATCTGCCGTATTACCAGAAAAGACTTCAATGATGAATTTATCAGTTATAGATGAATTTTGATCAGAATATTCTGGCCATGGGAGCTTATATCGTATTTTCCAATCAGGAAAAAGATCGTCAATTTCTTTTTCTGAAAAATCTCTCCATGATTCTAACTTTGATTTCATTTCCTTTAATTTTGATATATTGTCTTCATCAGAAGGCAAAATTAGCTCATAGAAAATACCCTCTTCATCTAGAGATATCTTAAATAAATCTTTATTATTTTCAATATTTGACAATATATTTTTAGTTTTTGGACATGTTGTCCTTATAGTCTTTGTTATTTGAATTTTTTTATCTTTTAATAAACCAAAGTCTGAAGCTTCAGACGGAATAGCATTGGTGTTTAATTGATATACTTGCCCTTCAATTCTAACTTTTAATCTGTTTCCTTCTGATTGAAGTTTGACAAGCTGAGGATTCCAGATGTAATTATCTGCTGCTTCTGATTGCTCCTGTCCTTCATCTAATTTAATAAATATTGGAATATCAACTTCCGTTTGTGTTTCTTTAAGTAAAATATCATCATAAGAGCTAATATCTTTCTTGAAAGAAGAATCAATTTGTTCATATACAATAAGCAAAGTTTTATCAAACATTGATTTGAATGACTCTTCTTGCATAAAATCAATTGAACTATTTTCACAAATAAAAGGTTTATTTGATTTCGGTAAACCTACATCACCATTTGAAAAATTCTCTATTTTATCAAGCAGCTTTAATTTATCTTCAATTCTTTTTAATTTTTGTTCCTCTAACATTTTTGAAATATCAGTAATCATGTTATCAGGCGATGATATTAGTTGTTCTCTTAAGGTCGAAATTTTATCATCATGACAAAAAAATGAATTATTTATAGGTATAGTAGATATAGAACTACAAAAATCACTTGGTAATAAAGTGCCAATAGATAGCATAAAGTCTTTTATTTTTATTTTTGAATTTAATTTCTTAAAGTATTTTAAATACTTATTCTTTATAAGACTTGAGATCAAAGTCAATGTATCATCATCTGTATATCCATTAATAGCTCTACAAATTTCTACAGGGTTTAGAATGATAGATAAATCGTCTAAAAATTCAGATAAATTAACATTAATATTCTCTTTTTCTTCTTCGCTCTGAGGACTGCCAAACCCATTATTTAATAACCCTAAAGAATCAAGAAGATTGATTTTATCTTTAGCTAATTTATCTGAATTAGCAGCTAAGCTGTTTATCGCATCATTAATATTTTTCTTTTTATTCTCTTCATTTTTTTTGCACTCTTGTTCTATCGCAGTTATCATTTCATTTATTGTAGAAATAAGCTGTTTAGTTATTATATTAATTGTTTCTTTTTTGATTTTATCAGCCAACTCTTTTAAAGCGTCTTCAGTTGGAAGACTTTGTAATTCAATACCCGGTGGCACTGGTAATTCTTTTTTATTAACTACTTTTGAGTTAATGCTATTATCTGTAACATAATATATATTTTCTTTTCTATCTTTTGATAATTGTCCTTTGTCTGCGGCTTTAAGAAAATTATAAGTTTTCTCTATATTATTTGAGAATGTTTTAATGCTTTCAGTGTCAATATCTACTGACCAGTCAAAATCTGATAATAAGCATTTCTTAGCTGTTCCAATAATATCTTTAAGCGAGTACCTATTCAAAAAATTATGATAAAGCTGATCTAGATCTTTGACTTTCTTAATAGACTCTCTTAATTTAATTTCAAATTCACTAGGGTCTTCCTCTTTAATATTTATTGATTCTGACTTAGCTTTCTGCTTTAATTTTTTTTCTTGTTCTGAAGCAGAGTTTCTAGTAAGAACTGTCGTTGGATCAACTATTATTTTTTCTTTACTATTCGGCCCGGCTTCAATGACGGGCGGTTCAAAGTCAACATAAAATTTGATATATTCTTCCCAAGTCTTTTCTTTTAATGTATACTGTTCAATCATTTCACACAAAAAGAAAAGATATTTAACTAATCGTTGAGAATCAAATGGAGATTTTAATCTTGTCTCTTCCCACTTAGTTTTCTCTTGTTTATATTCTTGAGTTGTTTTAAAGTAAAAATGCAGTGGTTTAAAATCATTATCTATTGTTATTTCAATAATTAAATCTTTTTCATCCTTAGGATAATTATTTGAAATGATTAAATCATCTATTAAAGTAATGAATTCTTTGAATTCATTTGCTTCAGATTTTAAATCTAGACCAATTACTTTCTTTCCGGAACTCTCTATTTCACTAGAAAGCTTAATCATTATAAGAGATAGATTATTTATCTGTTCTCTAAATGTGTTATTAAATAACAATATTTGTCTTATCATGATGTGATATCCTTAATTAACATTATTGAATCTAGATAAGATCCAAGTTTTGGAATGACCTGAGGTAATATAATTTGTTTTAAAAACTTGTAAATTAAGCTTATGATTTACTAATGATACAAATGTTTCTATAAGTGTTCTATTCATTGTTATTAATCCAGAATTTACTAACGAATAAGAAGGAGAGGTCAATTTACCTTCGAAAGGCGAAATATGAACATGATTTGCTATGAATTTATTATAGTCAGATTGTATCTCTAAAAAATTATTAACAATGCCATTTAAAGCAGAAACATGATCTACTAATTCATTTAAACAATCAATAAGTTTTCTCCCTTTAACCATAGGCTCAAGTCCCTTGTCGTTATTACCTGCTATCAGGTCAATACCATATACAGCTTTACTTTCTGATTTCTGAGAATTTTCATAATCTGTTCTTGTAACAAGTTTTATTCCTTCTCTCCCAACTACTCTTACGGCATCTGCTTTTATGCCAATAGCAGATTTGGCAACTGAACGCTCCATAGAGCCAGTTCTTAGCTTAAGATTATCATCTATATCAGATTTTTGACTAAGATATATTCTAGCAGCATCCTTATCAAAATCTGGGTGGCACAATACTCCTTCGCCACTTGGTACTCTTTCCGTGGCTAATTTGCCCATTCTTCCAACAACAATGTCAATTGAGCCAGCATTAGGATGACCTAATCCGCCATATCCAATGTCTTTGGTACCAGTTCTATCTCGACCTAAGACTATCCAAGCATTATTGGCATTACTATAAACCTTTTCACAGTCAGCTTGAATATATTCAGGTACAGATTCTCTTAGATTACTGCAATAAAGACCACTGGCGTCTGTTTCATCAATTGAAATATTACTCATCCTATTTTGGATCAATGGGTCAATGAAATTTATTTTCGAAACTTTGTTATCTGTCATTTCGATATTCTCCTATCGTTATTTGATATGATTAAATAGGTTAGGCGCTAATTGTTTAGCTATTGTTGGAGTCCAAGGCACCAATGGTCTTCCATTCGAATGCGGAATATTATACTTCTCGCATAGCGGTATAACAGACCTCCACGCTCTTGTCATTTCTTGTGGCTCAAAAGCTATTATCTTTTCTCCATTGAAATCACTTTCATAATCTTTAAACTTTTTTGTCTTTAAAAGAGGATATTTTACTTCTAACAAAACGAGCAGACAATCTTGCTCCAAATTCTCCATTCAAGAACTGATCACCCGGCATTAGAGGAGGATGTTTTTTAACCTTATATGTCGTATTTACTGATATATCTTCCCATCGTTTACCTATAGATGGGATAAACCTACCTAATCCAGCATATACTTCCAGTATAAGAGCTGTGTTGTGTTTATAACCATCATAATGCCATGGATGTTGTTTAAAAATATTTTGATCCTTATAATAACTATCCTTGATGGTAACACCATCACTATCAATGAAATCAGCAAAACTAATTCCACTCCAACCATAAACCCCAATATTTTCTAAACCATCAACAATTATTTGTGTTCTTAAATCTTTATTAGATCTCAGTGCTTCTCCAAGTTTAAGAGGTGTTTCATAACCAGCTGGGAGTTCGCTCATCAAAATATTAGTCATGTGTCGATATGACTGACAATATCCAATGCAATCAGGGCCACCCTTGAGCCAGTTTAATCCCTTACCACCCCAGCCATAAGGACGTCCTGACTGATCTTCGACAACAAGCCTTTGCGCAAAAAGAATTCTTTCAAGATAGCTCCAACCGGGCTTTTTACTTTTACTACAAGAACCGAATGTTATCTTTTCAGACACAGCCCTATTCCTACCACCATTGATAACATATAAAAGCGTTTGATTTGAATACCAATTTCTTATATCCGGCGACTGTTCTGCCTCAGGCTTTAAAACTGGTGAATCTATTATGTAACAAGGCTGACACCAGTCTTTAAAATATACATTGTCTTCGAAAGAATAATCATCAGCTAAATTCTTTTTTCTTGTTGCGCTCCTTAGCTCATTGATCGCTCTTTCTCTCTCTTCTTCAATAGGCTTAATAAAATCTCTATTTAAGGAAGAGAATATACTCTCAACTATAGGCGTTAATTCTTCTTTATCTTTTTTTCTAGCCTCGGTCGCTAAAGGTTCTCTCTTCCTAAGATCTTTAATAATCAATTCAATTTCAGATAAGGTAAAATCACCTTGTTTATTTGGTGGATACCGCCAGCCGCCAGCTACTAAACGCTGTGCAGTGAAAGGATCAATTTGTCTTTCCATTTTTTTTTCAATATTTATTTGTTGAGTAAATATTTGTTTTACGTTATTGACATTGAATTTATTTCCGTATTTGACATCAGGCATTTGATTTCTTATGCTTTGATATCTAACTTTATTTGTTATTTTTTCGCCTGAATATTTTTCAGGATACATGTCCGCTAAAGGATAGTTATCGTTTCCATAAAAAGTTTCTAATGCGCCTATATTTCTAGATCTTAGATGATTAAGATCATTTAATTCTTTGATTTTACTAGTATCCCAATAAGCCATACAATGAAGATAATTGTCATCTGATGGCTTTGGATCTGTAATAAAGTTATTTGGGCTTGCATTATTTCCATCTGACCAAATTTCATTGAATAACGAACTTTTATCATTAGGTATATTATATCCAGCTGAATTTTCTCTTGGATCTGAAGTATTTAAGAAATTTAGAAATAAATTTAAATTAATTTTCAATTCTTTATTAAACTTTAAATCGATTATATTTTTGTAATTTTCAATTTTTGTAATATCTTTAAAGTCTGAAGTAACTCCAAATTCCTTATTTTCTACAATATATCTAGATGGAAGAGATACTATCGATCCTTTAGGAGTTTCTGTTGATGTGTTGATTCCCATGTCAAAATAATAATCTTCTGCTTTATTTATTTTTTCATTAATAGAAGGAAATGAAGATTGACCGTTGTTAATTAAATTTCTAGCTAGGTATCCAGCTATCAACGGAGAAAAATAATGTTGATTGCCAATTTTTAAATTTTCAAAAGAAGTATCGTTTGGATTTCCAGAAAGATATCCTTTTCTTATAAGATCGTATGTATTAGCTTTTGTTCTATCAAATATTTGATCTGGAAATCTCTCCTTCAAGAGAGCCATCTGAGGTGGAATAAACAATCCTGTAGTATACTCAGTTCCATATATATACAAACCACCTTCTTCCAAGATAGACCTTATAACTTCAAAAGTAGGCTTATATGGTTCAGCCAGAATAAATCTCTTTCCGGAAAAAGAAGCAAATTTACTTTGACGAGGCGGCTTTCTTATATAATCATTTGCTTTTGAATACAAGACTATATAAGATTCAGGATATTCATTGGCTAATTCTATTATTTCATCTACTTTAGAATGATGACGATGTATAAATCTTTCAGACTGAGAATTGATCTCTATATTTCGTGCTTGCTCTTCAGTATAAGCATCGCCTTCCAGCCCACGCATAAAAGCTTTTATGGCATTTTTATAAGGAGCGCCAAGAGGTTTTCCATTCTCATCTTTATCAAATTCGCTAACTAGACCAGAACCAAAAATAGCACTTATAGTTTGTGATTGAGGTGAAGTTGTACCAACTGGTAAAGGAGGTCTTCTGGTTCTCGTGGGAGCAGGAGTCGATTCTCCTGTTGAACCTGTGCCAGTATCTTGTGTAGGCGTCGGATTAGGATTTGTTTCACTATCGTCTTCTATCTGCTCACTATCGTCTTCTTCAGAGTAAATTAAAGCAGCTTTAATAGCTGTCTGATCTACTTCACAAGAAGTAGCTCTTCTTTCGCCTCCGATTATGTCATTTCTTAGATACTTTAAATAATCTCTCGCAACCATGGAAGGGGGAATGATGGGAGTCTGTTCCATCATCACATCTTTAGCATAAGTCGATTTTCCCTGAGGAGTCGGAGCATTATGAATTTTTGACATGAAATAAGGACCAGAACGATCTTTTGGATTCATAAAGTTAACTAAAACAATATCACCAACAACTGCGGAGTCGGCATCTGTTCTTAGTGCTGTGAATGTTTTATAATTATCACGAATTATTGACCACTGCTTATTCCTAAAATCAGTAAAATCTTCAGGCAAGTCTCCCATATCAATTGGTGGAAGATGCCTATCAAGTTCAGGAATAACTACTATATAACGCTTATATTTACCAACCATTTTAGGCTTAGTAGAATTTTTTTCATCTTCCTGAGAGAAGATGGCTCCATGGTGAGTATGGAATGGAATATTGCTTCCATCAATATCTGGAAGAACCATTATAACATAACCAAGGAATGGACCACTTGAATTAGTCAATATATCCCGAGTTAAGGAATTCCTTACAGCTTCTCTCATTGCGATAGCTGAAGAGCCGGGAGTTGTAATTACGGGAGCAGCAGCTTCAAGTGGTCTATTCTCCAAATGAGGATTAAGGTTTGCAGGTCTTAATGGCTGTTTCTCAAGTTGAGAAAGTGTGCTGTTTCCATTAGATGGCAACAGCGAAGGTGGATTATAACGACCTGCATTAGCACTTTTTTTTGCGGCCTCAGGAACAATGGATGTAGGATCACCTTTATCACGCCATGAAGTTCTTACACCTCTAACATCATAATGAACAAACCCGTCCTCTTGATATATTCCAATCCCACCTTTAGTGATAGCTCCGTCAGCCATTAATTGATCGATAAATTTAAATAACTGGGTGGGATCCATGCCTGTGCCGCTTGCCGATATATCAGCAGCCATGGCCAGCATATGTTTAGATTCTTTAACTCCTCCTACAGATTCATTCTTAGAAGGACTTCTATAGCCTGAATATATAATAAGCGGTTTACCAATATTATCTCTTATAATCTGTAAATTAATAATTAAATTTTTTAAATTAGGTAATAATTCAGATGGTACAGTACCACTACCTTCTCTTATCGCTGCATCATTGAATTTTTGTACAATTTTTTCTAAATTATCACCTAAATCTATTTTAAGATATCCCATCTACTATCGTTCTCACTGCTCCTCTTCTGGATCAGCTTGAACGCCTCCCTTAATGATTTCATATATTTCCTCTTTCAGCTCAGAGGTTATATTTACATTAGAGCTAGTTTCACGATTCACGATAGAAGTTATCTTGACCAACTGCTCATTTGATCTTTGTAAAGTCTCAAGGTACTTGGCTGCAATCAAACCAACAGATTGATGATCTGAATTGCTCGACATATTCTTCAGAAGATCGGTTAAAAGCTTCGAAGCTAAAGCTCTATCATCACGAACGTTTCTTGTCGCTTCATCGACATATTGCTTTAGCTTCTTATCCATCCTTTTACCTCATGGCAAAACCTTCTTAGATATTGCCATCATTCCAATCTGAAATAAATAACTTATATTTATTTCTTAGTTTATTGAGATTGTTAACAACTTGTTTTGTATTTAAGCCTGTCAATTCTCTGATGTACAAATAAATAGCTTTCTTGTTAAAAATTTCAATATGTTCTGGGTTTTCAAGCAAAACTAATATTGCCTTATAAACCTTTTCTTCATTTGGTTTCATCGGCATATTAGCCCAATTTTCTATTTCTTGAAGAAGAAGTTCTCTAAACTCCCAACCTTCTCTGTCTCCATGATAGGGGTTGTGAGTTATCATATGGGTTTCTTCAACCATTTTCGGCAGTTCATCGAAGGTAATCTCCTTCTTATTGCGATAAGAATTCTTCTTTACCTTGTGGATAAACCAGTTTTTTGTTATTACCGAAAAATAAGAAAAGGCTTTCGAGCCCTTGTCAGCGTTAAACTTTTCAAGGACAGTCGTAAGCCATACTTTGCAATCTGCTTTTAAGTCTTCAATATTGGGCAGAGTAGTAAACTTATACGTAAAGACAATCTTGTCCACCATCTCGTTGAACACTGGTTGTATCAATCTTCGATATAAGTCTTCTTTCTCAGATTGAGTTGTCGAGGTTACGTAAGATAAGATAGCATCTTCATGCTCTTTGGTGAAATATAGTTTTTTATTCAATTTCTTCCTTCTTCTTTTCTTTCTCTTGGGCGTCTCTTCTTCAAACATCTTCTTCTTCGTCTTCCTCTGCTAGGTCCTGTTCTTCTTCTGGAAGGATATCGTTTTCGCTCTTTTGCAAGAACTCAACTAAGTCCTTACTATGTGCCAGTAGCCTTCCTAAAGTATCATCACCATAAAACAGAGGAAGCTCGTGTACATTATTAAGATGTTGAGAGTATTTCTTAACTTCAAAGAAGATCTGCTTTCTTTCTTCAAGAAGAAGAGACATCTTGTAAAGAACTTTACGTATATACCAAATCATGACTCCAGTTGAAGCCATTGATAATATAGTGATCAAAATCAAAATAATGTCTAAAAAAAGACTCATGGACTATATTCCTTTGTATACTCTCCCTTGTCTTCCTTTACCATTTGCCTAGCTTCTTCGATTGCTCTTTTAACTTCTGAGCCGATCTGCTTCTCAGTTATCATGCTCTTTTCAGCTGAAATAATTGGCAAAATCCTAACAAGGGTTTGCTTGGAACATTTGGGACACTCTGTTCTATTGTCACTCATGGAATGCCTAACATCTAAGGCGAAATTACATGAATCGCATTCATAATGATATCTTGGCATTAGTCATCCACCTCAGTTAAAACTACATTTGCGCCAGCCTTGATAATAGGCGGATTCTTTACAACTAACTCTGAATCGTTAAGAGTCTCAAAATTAAATCCCTTGAGAACAGGAACAATATCCGACTGTTCCATTAAGCTCTTTTGTAGAGCCATCATAATAGCACCCATAGCTTGATCTGATAAAATCATATAATTACCTCCTTGATTGAATCGATTAGTTTAACATTTTGCACTATTTCAGAATAATTGTTAAGGATGTGTTCAAATAATTTTTGAGAATTATCATAGAATCTACTTGTATTATTATATACTTCTCTCATCTTAAATCTTAGGCTATTAATATCCGTAAAACACCAATTTGCTCCCTTCTCTATTACTCCATCCCAGATAGCTTCTTTTTGTACTGGTCCTATCTTATAATCTACTCCGACAATATGAGATACTGAGTCAATGGTTGTATAATCAGTATACCCTCCCCATTGAGGGGCTATAATTGGAAGACCACTAGAAGCAGCTTCGAATACTGGTAATGCAAATCCTTCACCATGAGAACTTGTAACATAACAAGAAACTTTCTTATGTTTATAAAGTCCTCTCATCTCACTGTCAGTTAGATTGCCATGTAGTAAATGAATCTGACACTTTTTATTAGGCCATTGTTCCTTTAAGACCTGAAGGGCTTTTTTTACTGATTCTCTGTCCATGTGAGAGTTGTTTGCTATGTTAATCTTCAAAATAAGTCCAACATCGGACTCGTCATGAAACTCAGAAATAAAAGCATTGATTGTTGTTTCAACATTCTTTCTAGGACTAACCTGCGCTACTGTAAGAAAATTAAATTTACTACTTCCAAGGTCAAGTTCAATCTCTTCTTCTTCAATATTTCTAAAAGGAAAAGAAACTATATCGATAGGAGTCTCTACTCCAATTTCCTTTGATTTTTCGCCACTCATTGGATTTTTTATATTTGTCTTAGCACTTAAAAACCCACGTTTTGCATGTTCCGATGGGACTATAATCTTATCAACGTTATAAGTAGGTAAAATCCAAGAATCAGAAATTCTATCTGTCTCAATTCCTGCGGTTATACCAATATTCTTTTTGCAAATCTTTTTCCACTCATTTGGAACTGTAACCTGAATAGATAGATCGGCATCTAAACTTGGACCGGCTTGAATTGTTTTCTTGATAAGAGAATCTATCCAATTTCTTTCCTCATCATCTTCTGATTTCCAACTGGAAACTCCCCACGGTGTATTCAAGAGATAGATATCAAATTCATCCGTTCTGCTTTTAAGAGCACGTAGTACAAATCTCATATGCTCTCCATATCCTGAGATAGATAATGCTGGTCCTCTTACTATTACTTTCTTCATAGGCTTTCAATTCTCCATCTTCTATAATTCTTTCTTGTGCTCCACGAACCATTTAATTCATGAATTTGGGTTAAAACTGCATTCCAAGAGCTATTAAACTTTGATATATCATACTCATTTATGACATGTTTTCTTCCTAATTCTCCTAGCTTTTCTCTCTCTTCTCTAGGCATGAGATACATCTTATGTAGGGCAGATAGAAAATCTTCTCTAGATACCTTATCTTCGAAGATATATGGTACTCGTTGAGAACTATTTATGATACGGACAGCTGGTTCAATTCCAATTCCGAATTTATTGCCGTTGTAATCCTGAACTTGTTCTTTCAAACCTCCCGTCATATTAACAATAATCGGAGTTTCACAAGCAAGAGATTCAAGAGTTGATAATCCAAATCCTTCAGCATCTGCAATATTTATGGTAACATCTGCCATATTATATATCATAGCAAGTTCATAAGGCTTATATTTTTCAGTCGAAACAAACACTTCAGACGTAAGTCTGTTTTCTATAAGGCTTGTAATATCTGCTCCGTATGGATCCTTGGGATCGGTGTGCATGATGAGTACCGCCTTATCTCTTCCTACGTCTTGTATAAAATCACAGAACCACCAAAGAAGAGAAGCACTCATTTTTCTGCGTCCATTTCTATTATTCCAGAAAAATACAAACTTATCTCTTGAACCAATAGACTTTTCTTTGAAGTCTAAAACCATTTCTCTGTCATACTTCTTAAATACTTCAGTATCAACTGTATGAGGAATATGCCATTTATCAACTTCTGAAGCTGTTTTACTGAGAATATCTCTGGTTAGCTTCGAAGCTGATATGATTGCATCATTACTGAGATATGAATCTGTATTAAAATGAGGAATAGGATAGTTATCCCAGACATGATAATAGACAATAGGAACATTTGATCTAATCTCGTCTTCCATCCCCCAGAGCCATTGCCAATATCTAGGATCAGTCATAATCCACATTATATCTGGTCTTTCTGTACGTAGTACTGATCTGATAATATCAGGATTTCCAAAATACATCTCAGAGCCTGAAACACCATTATTTCCAACAGGAAAGATTTTCCAATCTTCTTTCCACCTTTCATCCCATATGGCACTTTTATCTAACCTAGGATCATTGATTGAGCCGCCTAAAGACACAACAGAATAATTTCCTGTCTTCAATAAGCCTTCAATCATATATCTTGTCTGGATTGCAACTCCCGTAGTTAGATAAGGATGGTCACCTAAGGTGAGGATCTTTATTTTCTTCATAATTAATTCCTTTTGCAATGTTCAGTGTTATAGAACTCGCACGTGCCATACTGTGTCTTGCACGATAGTCTGTTCTTTACATAGTTTTCGTTAAGAATATTAAAGATGGCACTGTTCAATAGTTTAAGAGCGTTTCCTACCTTTTTAGCTCCTGAAGAGACTTCAAATATCTCTACCTGATCCTTATTGGCGGTTCTCTTAAGAAGAGCAAAATGAGTTTTAATTAGCTCATGGTCGATACCATGCTTTTGAGCATAGAAGTTCTTATATAGAGTTAACTGATATGTCGTCATTGTATCAGTTCTCTTTTTCATGTCCCATCCCCAAGAGCAAGTCTTCCAATCAATGATATGAATCTTCCCGTCTGGTGTCTTAAGTACAAGATCGATAAAACCCTTGAAGTTATAATCTTCAACTTCTTGAATCTTTTCCATCAGGTCTTCTTCCGTCTTTAGGATCTCATATCCATTGGCGAAATAAGCGTTTAATGCAGGAATAATTCTCTTGGAGATTTCACCACCTGCAATTCTCATTTGCTCAATAGATTTTTCATCAAGCTTCTCTACTGTTTCCTTAGGAAGCTTCTTTAGTTCATCAAAGAATGAATCTTCAAAATATTTGACTTCATCGATAGTTTGGTCAAGAAGCTTCTTCTCGCAAGCTCCATGTACAGCCGTTCCAAAAGCTGTATACTCATTACCATTAAATATCTTATTCTTATCAATATTTACGAGCTTATGATACCAAGGACAAGTATTCCAGTTTTTGAGTTCAGAAAATGAAATATGAGGCATTTTATACCTCTTCTTCGTTGATGATTTTATTCTTTGACTTTTTTCTCTTCTTGAGAACAGGAGTCATATCCTCTTCTACTTCAAGAGTAAGTTCTTCTTCGGACTCTTCCTGAGTCTCAATCGGAGCATCCGATTGAATTTGAATAACCCATTCGCCAGAAGCTTCATCAGAACGATTTGTCAAAGTATTACCAGAGATTACCTTAATCATCTCGACTCCACCTTCTTCTGCAATTTTCTTGAGGACGGACTCTGTAATCTTCGTAACAGGATGTTTAGCCAAACGATTCTTTAAGCTAACCTTGATATAGGCTAGACCCTTATCCCTATCGACAAGCACTTCCTTGTGCTTTATCCAAGTCTTATCATAAGTCATGATATTCTCCTTTTATCCTTCTACTATGCTTTTTATTTTCGAGTATAAGACAGGAGATACTTTCTTTAACTCCATCTTGTCTCCA